GTCTCATTTATAAGATCAAGAAAATCAATAATATCTACATCTAGATTATAACTCATGATTAGGGTAATGTTTATATATAATATAGAGCTATGAGAGGTTTTTCAAAAGAAATCAAGAGTTTTCTTACTCAAGTCCAAGCAGACGATGATATGAGGATAAGTATTGTCCCAAAGAGTGAATCCTGTGGTGGCCCAGGGGATATATTATTTTTTCGGTATAAGTTAGGTGAAGGTAGAGGAAGTAGAGCTTTTAGGATTTTTCTATTGACAGAGCCTATCACTAAAGATGCCAGGACGGGAAATAAATTGATGACTGGCTTCAAAGTGCCTGAGGATGGTACGTATACGCCAGCTTCTTTAGAAACTCTATATAACAATAAGGAATTAGACAAGGAGCAATATAGAACCTACATAATGTCCAAGGTATATGGTCCTCTAAGAAAAATTTCTAAAATACCAAAAGAGTGAATAAACAATGGTTTTAACTGAGGTAGCAATTGGTGGCCTAACCAGGTCCATGGAAGCCCTCTCCAGGAATCTTAAGGATTTAATGGATTTTGCGGATAGGGCTCAAAGAGCGTCCCTAGCTTTAGGCACAACTTACGAACAAACTAGGGTTCAACTAGGTGGAACCATGGAAGGGCTTCGTGGTGACATCAACCAAAGATTCGCCGCAGGTATTGCAGGTCTAGAGGCTGGTTTACAGGGAAATACTGCTGGAGTTGCTAAGCTGATCAACCAACAGCAACTTACAAATACTGCGTTTGGTAAAACTGCTACAACTTTTGCTCAATTAGAGTCTGTTCTAAACCTGTCTAGGGATGAAACAAATAGATTGGCCAGTAGTTTGATAGAGACAGGTGCCAAGTATCAGATCAGCACAGACAAGCTTGTAGGGGTCATTGACGCCCTCAAGGACACCTTCCCTGCTCAGGCCCTTGCGGGCATGGGAGACAACGTTATGGCGGCTGTGACGCAGCTACAAGGGGAGCTGGGGCCTCAGTTAGCTGGTCCTCTCAATAATGTAATGAGGATGATCATGGATACCAGCATGGAGGGTTACGCAAACCTTATCAAGCTCGGTATTGGGGATGTAAGGGAAAGATTGTCTGCTGCTAAAGACGAGAATGAAGCGCGAAGAATTTTGATAGATGCGTTCATAACAGCGGAAGGTAACTTTAGGAGTTTAGCAGGGGACGCAAAAACATTCTTCCCAATGATAGGAATAGCACAAGATACGTTTGGAAAGCTAGCAATCTACCTAACTACTATTGTTAATAATTTAGGTAAACGAATAAAAAATGAAGTTGGGGACATAGCAGATTATGGAAAAACTTTAAGAAATCTTAAAAATGAAATTTTTGTTCCTTTCCTAGAAGGATTATCCATAGCTTATCCGTTCTTCTTAGAAGTTGTAGATACTGTGTCTAGTATTATGAACACTTTTGGACAAAGATTTAAAGATTTCGCTGAAAGTCTTGGTGGAAAAGACGGAGCTTCAGAGACTATGAAAAATTTTAAATTAGCTATTTTAGATTTTGCCATAGATAGTTTGTATAAAATGGAAGGTGTATTTACTTTTATGAAATTTTTTATTACGGAAGGTGTTCCTAATATTTTTAATGCAGTAAAAAAGACTTTTGATGATTTTGTTATACCTGGAGGGCCTTTTGATCAAGTAAAACTAGCCCTACTTACGTTTGCGAAAAGTCTAGCAATAGTGGCTAATGTTTTTGGAGGGAATACTGAAGAACTTCAAGGTAGTATAGGTAAACAGATGGGAAAGTTGAAATCCGATATTTTTATGATGGATAGAGCCAAATTGAAAGGGGAGGAGGCCGTCGAGCGCCAGGCCGATATTATCAGGATGCAAAGATCAGGTATGAAGGTTGACGAAATAATAGCAGTTTTAAATAATCCTAGTCTTAAACCAAAAACAGTAATTGAAGAAGCAATAAATAAAGCCAATATTGCTGCACAATCAAAAAAACATCCTATGTACCTAGAATTAGTAGCTTTAAGAGAGCGTATAGAAAACAATGAGCCTTTACTAAGAAAAACAAATGAAGAGTTAAATCGTTTGAATGAAACTCAAGATGAGATGAATAGGAAAATTCCTGAACAAACAAACACTTTCCTAGATCAAACAGCTACCTTATTAGCTGGATCCATGGAGAGTATACTAGGACTAGATCAAAACAACACTCTTCAAGAGACCCTTGAAAATCTAAATGATACTATAGAGGCTAATGCGAGGGCAACCGCAAGCTTAGCTGATGTAATTCAGCCAGGGGAAATGAGGACGGGGACAGCATTTGAATAAAATTCAAGATATAACCCAAAGAAACAATGACTAACAGACACATAGTAGACAGGAATCTACCTGAGAGATCCAAGTTAATGTTCTATTTCCCAATACCAACAGCGGGAGATAGATACTACACTGTGCAAATGCCTTTCTTTGAAAACGTCTCCATACAAGAATCTAAAAGAGCACGGTATCAAAAGTATTCGCTTATTTCTAGATCCAGTAACTTGTACAGCTACCTTGGAGCAGATTCTAGAGTCCTAAATCTAAAATTTAATATAAGTCTTCCTCACCTTCTTGAGGAGCATCCTAATATTAACTTTGATGATAATAAATACATAACATACGATAAAGAAAATGTAGAAGCACAAAAAGAAAAATTTAAGGAGCCATATAAACCAGACCTCGGTGGATTAAAGAGCATGGCATCTATTCTTGGAATTGAATACACTACTACGGAAGAGGTTCAGAACTCAGTAAGACAAGTAATCAACAGCCTTACAACCTCAGGCACAGGAGTTACTCTTGAAGAAAAAACCAGGCTTCTTGCTAGGTATGGTATAAAAGACAATGATTTAAAATTAGAAGTTTTTCAAGAATATGCAGAAAAACAAATAAAAACTGAAGAAGTGCTTAATCCAATTACTTTTGCAATTAAGGTTTTTGGGGCTATAAATCAGGCCACGTTGGGGTATAAAAAGGATCAACAGGTAAAATACAGAATTATTGATCTAATTATCTATTGGACAAACATTATTAGATCTAGTGTGGTAAACTATTCTAAAAACCCAATCTATGGACCTCCTATCATAAGATTGAATCATGGAATAATGTATCAAAATATTCCCTGTATCTGTACCAATTATTCTATTAACCATAATGAAGCAGCAGGTTATGATATTGATACGCTGCTTCCTAGACAATTAACCGTTAACTTAAAATTGGAAGAACTTAGAGCAGGAGATTTTGGTGATTTCATTCCCAAAGGAGGAAACCCAATTGAACGCGACAACTTGGCTGGTTGGGAAGCCGTTGTTCTAGGGGAAACTAACAGCATGGATCCAGGGTATCCAAAGTATTAACATGGCAAAGCAAGATAAAGGACCATACAGCTTTGATGAGGTGCGTGTTCAGCATAAGAACATAACCACTAATACCATAGTAAACTCTAAAAAGTTTGATAGTTTGCTCGCTGATATAGACACCGCATTTGAATACGAAGTGGGCTACATCCCAGCAGGATATGAACACAGGCCTGATTTAATTTCTAATCTATTTTATGGATCTCCAAAAAACTGGTGGCTTCTAATGTTGGTCAATGGTGTCGAAGATCCATTCGAGGGCTTTAATATAGGAGACGTAATTCTCATCCCAAAGATTCAATGAAGATACCTACAGCGAATATAGTGGTAGCCTTTAACAAGGAAACCATGGAAAGACTCTTCTCATCAGGAGCTACCTACAAGAGTTTGGTGGCTGAGTTATCTGATGGTAACGAGGATGCTTTGCTATTCAATAATGTTGCTAACCCTAATTTTATCTCATTTGAGCACTCTTTTGTGCGTCAACAGTTTAAAATGGTTTTAACATTTATTGATCCTAAAGGTCAATTTGAATCTAGATTTGTTAATAATCCAATAAAAATAATTCAACAATTTTTTAATTCAGAAGCTCAAAAAACAAAATCTTCTAAAACAGATAATTCCGAGGATATAAAGCAAAGCCAGAAAGGGTACCCTAAGGAGGATTTAGATAAATTTAAAAAAGATTTAGAAAAAAGTGTTGGTCAAAGAGAGGTTTATGTGGCTTATGGAACTGGAAATAACCTAAGTCTTTGGTCAGGTCCACATAGGACAATATTACATGATGCCAGTATTGATGTCAAAGGGGTTAGAAAAATAACTCTTACCTTAGTGCCAAATCCTAATGCTCTTAATGAGACAACCAATATAAATCTTCAAGGTTTAAATATCAGATATTCAGGAGAATCTCAAGAAATAAATTTTTTGGATGATATAATTTATAATCCTAATGATTATCTCTCCTTACCTGATGTTGAAATAGAGAAAATAGATTTTCATGCTATAATTGTTGATACAATACGCAGTTATGTTCAAAATGCCACTGGTAATAAAAATGTAATTGTACTACTCCCTGATATAAATAAAATTTGTAGCCAAGGAATTAGTGATGAGGATAAAAAATATACAAGCAAGCTTTTTAGAAAAGCACTGGCTGTTAAGAAAACTTTAGAATCTTTTGGACTAAAGCTTGATACAGTTAAAAAAGGAACAAAAGGTTGGTCCTCGCCGCAAGTCATACCAAATGGATTAGTACCCGCTGGTTATGAAGAAAGTATAAACGCAAAGACAGCATTCAATGATTATTATGAACAAAGATACTTTACTGCTATACTTGAAAAGACTGATATAAATATCCCAAATCATGTAAAAGTTTTACAGGATGTCTTTGATAAAATCAAAAAACTAGCACAAGGATCCTATAAAATGTTTAATGTAGTTCATTTAGAGGAGACTAATACCAATATTCTAAAATTATGGGGATCAATGCCTTGGAATAAATATTATTCCTTAGCAGGGTATGATGATTTTACTGAAAACAGTAGTGCTATCATTGTGGGGGACGCGGCTTTAATTAGAGAATACCTATATGGTGCTTTGGATGGTGGTGCTTCCCCCGCTCCGTTACACCCTTTAGACGGAAGTTTACTAAACAACAAAGAGTATATTGATCAGATAAAAGAATTGTTTGCCATAAAAAATATAGGCTCTTTTGGTGATATATCAGATTTACCAGATGAGTTTGCTTACCGAGATGATTTATTTACTAAAGAACAAAAATTCTTTATTAAAAAATTTCAGATTCCTACTTTCAAATATAATACTCAAAATCCAAATATACTAGATATGAAGTTTAACTTCAAAGCGGTCTATCTTGCTGCTTTACAAGTTATGGGAGTCGAAAAAGAAATTAAACGCCTAGCGTCAGCAGTAGGAGAAGGAGTTCTTCCTCCAGGAATAGGAAGTCTTCAATCTGTAAATAGGGAAGAGGCTATTGATTACGAGAAGACCAAAGAATTTTCTACGGGCCTGGGAAATGAAACTAAAAAAGAGGAAATAACTGCTGTAGCTACCGAAGCGTCCCTAGAACTAGCAAAAAAAGTAAATCCTAACTCATCTGAAGACGCGGCTGATTCAGTTGCTACTCTTATTGATATATTAAATGATACTAATTTAAATGGTAAAATCTTAATAGAACAAATACTTAAAGCAACTCCGAATACTATTTTATCTGATGTTATTCATTATTTATACCGAAAAGCTCTTCAAATAAACATCACTACTTTGCCATTGTTTTACGTTTCAAAAATATCCGACTTTAATAGTCCTTGTATTGTATTTGCTCAAGACCAACCAATTACTCAAAATATTCGTCAAGAAAGAAGTGGTATAAATACCTTTTTTAGTGGAGTCTATAAAATACTAGGATTTAAACATGTAATCACAACAAGTGAAGCTAAATCACAATTTTACTTAGCAAAGAATGATCCAGACTTTAAAGCGGAGGAAGACTAATGAATACAGTAGTATCACTAGCTGAGGTAAGAAGCAGGATAGAGCCAAATAAAAGTGGTGCCTTCAAAGCCACGGTAGACTATGAAGGTACTGGTGAGCTGGACGTTAATTATGTTAGCCCTTATGGCTCAAATGGGGAAGGGGCGTTCGTAGCGATTCCTGGGGTTGGAACCGAAATCCTGGTTTGTAAACCTGCTGGATCCGATAGTTGGTACTATATGGGGACAACATTTTCCCCTGAGCCCAGAGATGCTGAAGGGGAGGAGCTTACGGATGCGTCAAAAATGCCTTTAGAGCGGGTAGATCCAGAAATGTACAGGGCTAGGGGTCTTCCAATGAAGTATGTATTCAAGAGTCCTTTGGGGGGGGGTATAACTTTAAGTGATGATTACAATTCAGAATACTTAAATAGAAAAACAGAAATTACTTCAACACAAAAGAAAAAAATTACTTTACACGATAGTCCTGCTGTAAACTCTATTATACTTGACAGTGGAAACGGAAGTAAAATAACTCTTAGTGATGATCCACAGGAAGGCACCATAGCTGCTCGCGCTATTCAGGTAGACTCTGTAGGTCCACAAACATACATTTGTAGAGAATCACAAACTGATATTGTGGTTGGCGCTGCTGGCAGAGAGCTACAACTTATTAATAACGCTAACGGAATTCCTTACCAAACCACCCCTACTGTTAACTCTGGAAATGTGAATATTCAGAGTAGATGGAAAGATGTCAATGTCTTTACTCAAGCTCTTGAGGGTAGAATATTTATTGAGTGCTTAAACCAGCTTGGCGTCAACCAGCAGATAGTAATAGAAACCAACGGAGTGGGCGGGGGAATTATTGTTAAAACAAATGGAACTATCAATATGCAGGCTGGGGAATCAATTAATTTAACAGCTCCAGATGTAAATATATCATGTAATAAATTTAGTGTAGGTGCTGCTGGGAACGTAGATATTTTGGCTGGAGGTAACGCAAATATTGATGGCACTCAGGTACACCTTGCAAGTGGTCAAGCTCTTCCAACACCTGCCATACCTCCAAACCCACTCATACAAAGTACCTATGGTAATATTGGGGTGACTACATACTAATATGGCTTCATTTGATTTAGATACATTTGCCAAAGTTCAAGGGCAAACAGGGGCAGGAGCCCTCCCAGCTTTAGGGATGGCTTTTGGTCTACCTAGCTGTATATTAAATTTGGGAGCGGCAGCTTTAAATTTGCTTCCTACTTCTGTTTTAGTTAATATCCAAGCAAATGTTCAACTTGCAAAGGCGAAGGCAAATGAAATAACTAAGGAAGTATTTAAGTGGTTGTCGCTTAATACAGGAATTACAGAATTTGTTACAGAGACAGGAACTTTTAAGTTCCTGTCTGACTCATCTTGGTTGGGTATTGATGCTAATGGGCTACAAACAAGCAATAATTTAGCTGGCTTACTAGGAGCACTCCAGTACGCATCATCTTTTGGGGCTCAGATTTATCAAAATGTTACAAGCGCAATAGACGAAATTAATGCTATCCTAGATTGTCTTGATAAACTAAATACTGTTCAAAAATTTCAATCAGGAAACTCTGCTAACGAGAAAGTAGGGCTGCCACAAGATAATTTTTACGAAGCAGAGAAAGCTAAATTAGAAGAAGCTAGTAATTTTATTCAAGCGGCTGACGAACTTATTGCAATAATTGCAGATATCTTGGCTGCGAGAGCGGCTGATCCATCTTTGGAGCCTTGCCTCCTTGATAGTGCTGAGTTAGACTCATTCTTAAGCGGTACTAATTTCAAAAGGTGCCCAGCAGATGATCCTGGACTGGTAGAAGATGAAAAAGATATTTTTAGATTAACCTATGGTCCTCCTATTACAACGGAAGGTTTGTATGTCCTTACAAATGATGGATTGTACTACGACTCCTACGAAGGTGGATTAGACCCTGTATACTTGGCGATATCTGGAATCGTACCTGTGGGAGATGCTTGGAAATATGATTACGATCCAAACTTAGGAGGTAAGGGTCAGGCCATCTCTTTGGAAGCATTAGATAAGTTTGCTGATAACATTTTTGATCCAAATAAAATTGATGATAGCCTCGGGATTCAACAATATTATGATGAGGACCACTTCTTAGCTGTTCTAAAACAACAAAGGGACAAGCACGTTTATGACCTTTCTTCAGACCTAACTGGTTTCATTTCAGAGTTTGGTGAAGGCACCTCAATCGTAACTAATCAACGAAACTTGATTATGTCTGAGATTGCCAACCACAACACTAAAATAAATAGAAGAAAGAAACAGATTGAGGTAGCGGTAAAAGCTGGTCAGATCTATGGAGGATTAACTTCACCAGAGTTTCCTCCTGGTGAGGTTCCCATCAATGATTTCTCTTACCTACAAAAGTATAACTTGTCTGTAGACTTAGAAAAGCAAAAAGCCCTCGTATTCGAGCAGGCAGATGTTGTTGGCATTGTGCTTCCTCTAGAGACCAAGTTTGTAAAGCCCGCTCAACCTAAACCACCATCTCTAACTTTTAACCAATTAAAAGTTCCTACTGTCGGAAAGGGTGGAATTATATACACACCTTCTTCTACTAATGCTGGAACTGTTTTGTCTCTAACAGATCAAGTGGTTTCTAACGGATTGTTTGCCATCTACAACTTCTTGGATACTTCTTTGGAGCTGCCCTCCTCAGTTAACTTCAATGTCACAAACTGTGCTACGGAAAACATGTACAACAACGCACAGCTTGTGGGCACATCAAAGCAGTCCATTTTCTTCTCAGGATTAGCCATCCCATACTTAGAAGGTATAGTGAAGAACAAGAGCACAGACCCAGCAGGAGCTTCTGGTCTTGGATCATTCATCAAGTTACCAGACACACCAGAGTTTAGAGATCTAACTTATTCGTCAACAGGATTCACTGTTGAGTGTTGGGTTCATGTTCCAAATATTACAGATGGTGCTTTAGGTTGGGCTAGTGGGTCTTCTCCAGGAACACCTTCTCCCTCTTCTCTAACAAAAGTCTTGTTTGGATGTGAAAACACAGGAAATAATCCTAATGCGTCTGCGCTTAATTTCTCTGGTGGAATTAAAGATCTTGATTTCTTAAAGAATAAAAGGGGCGGTGAGTTTGTTCGTGGTATGCTTTGTGGATTTACTAGAGACCGCAGGATAACCCAGGCATCTTCATCCTTTAGTAATAATAATTACGACAATGATCCAGTGTCTTCTTTGAGTTTCTTCATAGCACCAACTCAAGCCAGAGATTCTTCATCAGCTTCATTCATCAATAACGATGAGTGCCAAGACTATGAGACCTTCTACAAGATGAAAGTAGATTTATCAGCTACTGATTTTGGAAATGTGTCTTCTCAGTTTGTTCTAATTGATATTGCTTGCGAGCCTGAAAAAGATGAAATAAGAATGTACGCTGACGGTTCTCTTGTCGCTACATCATCTATAACTTCTGTATTTGGAGTAGATAAAGGTATTGGCCCATCACTACCTTCATTCAAGAAAGATAACAGTTTCCAATACTCTTCAACAACCGTGGACGGACCTTCGACTGTAAAGCAAGGTCCGCTACTAAACCCCTTCTATACACCTTGGATCGTGGGGGGAGGATACACTGACGGCATGTACCAAAGTGGTAACTTCTTGGGAGGAGATCGAGGGGGTGTGGTTAGTGGTCTTCGTGGACACATAGGAAGTTTAAAGTTTTATTCTAGACCTCTAGATACTTCGGAAGTAAAGAAAAACTATGATGCACAGCAAGGGTTTTTCAAAAATATTAAGATCTAATGGCAGCTAATCTTACAACAAATATTTATGGAAAAATACAGGAAAGATACAACATCCAACCTGTAAGAAGCCAGAAGCAGGAAATCTATGGACTCCAATATCCACTAGGTTCAAAGGTTAACGGGGGTATATTTTCTAAGTCTTCTGGAATAAACATGATAAAAAACTCAGTTGAGCAGCTACTTTTAACTGAGCGGGGTGAGAGAGTAATGCTACCTAATTATGGGTGTAATCTTAGAAAGTATTTATTTCAACCATTAGACGAATCCACCTTCCAAGGAATTAGAAACGAAATAGAAACATCATTTAGAAACTACATTGTGGGAGCAAGAATCGCCAAGCTTGCTGTGTTTCCCTTAGGAGAAGCTGGTCCAGCAGGGGGCAACTCCTTACAGGTTATTCTCACACTAAAGTTGGACAAGTCTGACTTGGAAGTATTTGATGTCGGAGTTACCATATCATGAATTTTTCTGGAACAATTAGTTCAGACTTTATGAAGCTGACTACAATACCAGTTTCTAAGCGTCCATCCTTTATTAATTTTGCAGCTACAGACTTTACCACCTTGCGTCAATCATTGATTGATTACGCCAAAACGGTATATCCAAACGATTATAAGTATTTTGTGGAATCAGATTTAGGTCTAATGTTCCTTGAGCTTACAGCTTACATGGGCGCGGTTATGTCTATGAAGGCAGATATGTTAGCTAATGAAAATTTCTTGGCTACTGCGAAACAGAGATCAAGTGTAAAGAAGCTGCTTGAGCTTATTGGTATTAGCATGAAAGGTCCTCTCTCAGCAGCGTGCGATGCTAAGATAACTTTTCCACAGCCCATGGGTGGTACCAGTATAACTCCACAAAATAGAAATATAAACATAACCTCCCCAGAGGATGGAGGATCACTAAGCTATACTTTATATAAAGTTGTAAATGGAATAGTTGATACCGTAAATAAGACAGGATCAATTCAGCTAAATAATACCGAGTCCGATGGCGGTGGGGGCACTGTGTTTACAAACTTTGTGTTACAGGAGGGGGCTTTAGTTAGTGAATCTGGCGAGTTCGCTGCTACAGAAGGGGTCAAGACAATCAAACTTAGCCAAGGGCCTGTCGTTGAGGGTAGTGTTATGGTTTATCTTACTAGCCCTAACCCTGCGACGGAAGGAGCTTATTCAGAGGTAGAGAATGTTTATTTTTCTTCTGGATCTTCGGACAAAGTTTTTGAAGTTACATATGATGATGATTACAACGCCACTGTGGTCTTCGGGGATGGATCAGTAGGTATATCCCCAGAGGATACAGCATCATTTAGAGTCGAGTACCGTGTAGGTGGAGGCACCAGAGGCAACATCGCTAAGGACGTTATAAATGCTTCTATTCAAGTTAGAAACGGGGATAATCTTATAGATGGTGTGGTAACTAATACGAGCAAAGGTACAGGGGGCGCTAACGCTGAGACTATTGAACACGCAAAAAAGTACGCTCCCCTAAACTTTAGAAGACAAGACCGCTTGGTTACTCTGGAAGATTACTCTGTTTTCGCTAACACTTTTATTAGCACCTTTGGCACGATTGGAAAAGCCACAGCAGCTACAAGAAAAGCTTATGCATCTGCGAATGTTATTGATATTTATGTTCTAGAAAAAGCATCAGACTTACAACTCCAAAAAGCTACAACAAACTTTAAAACACAACTTCTAGATGCTATAAACAAAAAAAGAATGGCAACTGATGATATTGTTATTGTTGATGGCTTGATTAGAACGATTGACTTGGACGTTACAATCTCTATTGATAAAGAACTAGAAACC